TTTGACGAGAGAATAATGAAACAAATAGACCCAAAATGGTATAATTACAGCGACATTGACAACAATAAGGTTGATGAAGGAATCAAAGCTTTGGATGAACATATATTGCTTGCACTTGCAGATCACATAAACAAGGGAGAATACATTCTTGCAGTAACATTGTTACACGGAATAAAAAACGGATGGTCGTACATGAGAGTAATTAACGTTTTGAAGGGAACCAAGGAAAGAAGATTGCGAAAGACCTACGGTTATTTTCCCAAACAAACTGAAAATGATGAGACTAAAACTCAGTAGAAATATAACGGGAGTTAATGGTCAATCTGGTAAAAAACAGCGGGTTCATGCGAGAGCAGGGGAATTCATGAAAGTATTATTGTTAGGAACGTCATATTATGTATGCGATAGCAATTATTACCCAGGTGAATCCGCTATAGTTTTTCCCAGTCAAATTGAAGAAAAAGTTATAGAGCCTAAAACTCTCGAAGAACTGGAATTTGAAGAACAATTAGAGTATGGTTTTTTATCTGAGCAAACAGAGTAGTGTATTTTTCGATGTAGATGTACGTACTGACATAAGCATCAAGGATGTCTTAGAGATGCTTAAAGATAAACCTGTGCTTGCTTTAGATTGCGAAACCAACAGTATGTTCTACAAAACTAAGAACATAATAATGTTACAATTTGGTACACCGGAATTCGACCAAATAGTAATCGATGTTCGCGATTATCCAGTTGAATTATTTAAAGATATTTTAAACGACCCTAACAAAACTTTCATCGGTCACAACATTAGATTTGATTATAATATGCTGAAACCATACAAAATATTACTGCGTAACGTGTATGACACGATGATTGCAGAGAATGTTTTGTATAACGGTATGTATAACGCGGTAGAGGCTATGAAAGCAAAACGTTATTCACTAGCTGGTGTTTACAAACATTATTTTGGTGAAGATGTAATTAAATCTGTACGTGATGAATTCCACACAGTTGGCAGCAAACCGTACACACATTCACAAGTAATGTATGGTGCCAATGATGTTTTATACCCATTTCAAATAAAAGAAGAACAAGAACGACTGATTTCTCAATACGAATTACAGAATTGTATTCGCCTAGAAAATAAGCTAGTGCTGGTAGTCGGTGATATGGAACATAATGGTTTGCATATCAACAAAAATAAATGGCGAAATATTACTATTAAGTATTCTGAGCGGTTGAAAAAAACTACGAAAGAATTAGATGATTTATTGTTGCAGTGTGCCCCGCAGTATAAAATAGATGCTTTTCAGCAAGATCTGTTTAATGCAGCATATATGGACACGAGAGAATGTAAAGTCAATTGGAGCAGCGATAAACAAGTATATGACATACTCAAAAACATATACGGCATAAGACCCGTTGACAAACATGGTAAACCATCATCTGGTGCTGAAGCAATCCGAGCACTGAAAAAAAATTATCCCATCACAGATCTAATATTAAGATACAGGGAAGAAGAAAAAGTAATAACATCGTTCGGTATAGATTACTTGGGCAAGTATGTAAGTGATGACAGTCGGATACGTACTACATACAATCAAGTAATCGAAACCGGTCGAATGAGTTCGAGAAAACCTAATCTTCAACAAATACCAAATTATGATGAAGATGATTTGGATACTCGATTGTTTAGGGAGGCATTTGAGGCGCCAGATGGAAAAGTCATCTCAACAGCTGATTATGCTCAACAAGAAGCTCGAATAATGGCTGATAAGTCTGGAGATGAGAATTACATTAATTTCTTCAAGACCGGTGACGGGGATATACATTCTTTTGTAGCAACAGTGATGTTTTCTGCATCTTTTGGCAAGAAGTTTGTGGTAACAAAAGACAACAAAAATAAAGCATATCGGTACAAGGGTAAAATTATAAATTTCTTTATAAGTTTTGGCGGTTCTGCGTATACGTTATCCCGAACATTGAAAATACCTGAGAAAGAAGCTCAAGAGTTGATCGATGCTTTTTACAAGGGTTTCCCATCTCTTAGGGATATGTTTGAAGAAAGCAAAAGATTTGCCTTGGACAATGGATTTATAAGGACTAATAATGTAACCAACCGTATACGATGGTTCAAAGAATGGTCTGAATATAAGCGTCTAAAGCAAATTCCGTATGAACTGCGGACCAATGAAGATCGAAGTAAATTTGTAATTATTCGTGGTAATATTGAAAGGCGGGCGATGAATACTCCAATTCAGGGAACAGCCGGTGATATGACCAAAGCGGCTTTAGTCATATTACGCGACAGGTTACTGAAAGAAAATGTTTTGCCTTTTGAAGATGCCCCTGTAAAAATCGTTAATGTTGTTCATGATGAATGTTCTTTAGAAATGGACAAGGATTTAGCTGAAAAATACACAAAAATTCAGCAAGAAAGTATGGAGCAAGCAGGCCGAACATTCGTTCATAGCATGGAAGTGCCAGCTGAACCTACAGTAGAAAAATATTGGTGTCATTAATGTAAAACTATGTTTAATATTGAAAAAATTATACACTATAATAATGGAAAAGAGCTAAATTGGCTTGCAGCTCTCATAAAGCGAGAACAAATTCGTAATATTCTTTCAGAACATAAGCATATGTGGACAGGTTATGGTTCGATGATGTATCTAAATGTAAATGAATTGGTGTCCACTCACAAGAAAGGATTGGATAGCTTGTATGAAGATTATAAACGCAGTCATGGTTGGTGGATAGGTAAAGAGGGTGATGTGACTTCATTTTTAAATAAATGTCGAAAAACCACAAAGTTATATTTGCCAAACGAAATAAAGAATAAGGATCTAAAATTATCCGGAGTAATAGCTACTCAAATGACCATTGATGGAATTTCGTCATATCCAGGAAAACTTGATGAAAAACCGTATGGACGAGATGAACAATATATTCGAGAATTATTCTCCAAGCAGTCTAAGAATATTAAAGAGAATAACGAGGATTTTCAAGCAATCTTATCTCATTTTACTTTTGATACATTAAAAAACAGAGAGTCGAAAATAAAAGAACACTGTAATAGAGTCAATAGCGTACTCAGTGATGTAAACAGAAGTATGCGATTTTCCGATTATCTGCAAAAACAAATCTATCAAAATGATAGAGGTGCCGGTTCAATGATTTTCTTTTCTATAAAGGGCGCAAAGAGACCAAAAAACATTTATTATATTCATAAATCAGCTATTAATAGGGGATATCAACGTGATGTTGAACAATTCTATGGACTTTTGATGATGTAATATTTAACTTTCTGCGTGACCGTCCATTTTCTGAACAAGAAAAAACGAAGTTTAGCAAAATCTCGCATGAAGCTGCATCTCAGATAAGGAAAAAATGGAACAGTAAAGATACCGTATCAGTTCACGAAATAATGAACGACGATAATTTCTATGTTTATTATAGCCATTCCAGATGTTTACCTGTAAAATATGCCAGAAAACATGAGAAACCAACTCTTACACCAGAGGAGCACAAGCAAAAACTCGCCGAACTTAAGGAAAAACTTAAGAGAAAGCAAGAAGAGCGGTTCAGAGCTCGTATGGAAGCGAGACCTAATTTCAATCCAATGCAAGTCGTTGCTGCACGCGCTGCACGTCGGGCACCTGGAATCGCAGCCTAAAATGTTGCGTTTGTTAATTGATATGGTTGAGGATAAATATCCATATCACTGGATGCAGGCTGATAGTAACGGTGTTTACGACTTAAAGAAGCGCAAGCCTACTGATAGAGAATTAGCTTCTTTAATATCATTAGCCTTTGATTGTAACTGCACTGAACTGGATGTGCATATGGCCAGAGGTAAGCACAAGGAAAGAATAAAAATATTAAAGGCCGGAAATCCTGACCCGGAGGATTTTCTAGATATGGTCAACTACTACCGGGATAAAGAGGATTACATACATCCAAAGAGACAGTGGATTAAATTCACCGAACTTAAGATGTAGTATTTGTCAAATAATGTCTCTATGGTCCAATACCTTTTAAATAATGATTATAGAGATTGACACACAGGTGTTAGCAAATGAAAAGTTAACGCCAACACAATTTTTCATACTAAGATTATTAATTGAAGAAAATTATATCATCCTAAAAGAATGGTATGAATCAATTGACAATCTTAACATTGGTCAAGAATTACGTCAACTCATTGAACTAGAATTTCTGGCTAGTCTTAATGAAGGAGAAACTATAGATTTCTCAAAATTTGTTGTTTTAACCAAAGGTTACAAACTTTTGGGCATGGACCGTGATTGGTTTCAGGAATTAATTGACATTTATCCTGTTAAAGTCATTCGGTCTGATGGAGTGAAGGATTACCTGCGTACCGATTTGGAAAGATGTCGGAAAATCTATAAACGTTTAACTGGTGGAAACATAAGCAAACATGAGCGTATAATGAATGCTCTTCGTTTCGAAACTGAAGCTAGGAAACGGGATGGAAGTATGGCATATATGAAACGCTTGCCTAAATGGCTTGCCTCCGAAGAATGGAGAGTATTCCATGAAAGGATGTTAGATGAACAGAGCCACGGTGAGACAGAAGAGGATATGGGATATGGCAATGAACTTATCTAACAAAATACTGCCATTACGAAATATCAAGGATCCAACTAACGAGATTGTCAAATATATTGCAGATAGACGAGCTGGAATCGTAAGATCTTTGAAAACTCGTTGGCCCAAATTTAACGAACAGTGCATGGGTGGCATTGAACCAAATACGATTTATACTGTAGCGGGTATAAGTGGCAGTGGTAAATCCGCATTCGCAAATTCCTTAGAAACTGATTTATTTGATTTAAACCCAGAGACCGAATTTGTGGTGCTATCATTCAATTTTGAGATGCTTTCATCGCGTCAGGTAGGTCGAAAGATTTCATATAAATTGGCTAAAACCACTCAGCAACTGTATGGTTCTGGTAAAGAAAAACTCAACGAAGCCGAGTATCATGCCGTACTTGAGGAAGCCAGAAAGATTGAACGATATCCTATCTACTATGTAGATGTACCAGGCAATGTCGATGAAATTAAAACAACGATACTTCATTTTATGGAGTTACCAGAAATAAAAGGAAAATGGATAGTAATTTTTCTTGATCACACCCTTTTAACTAAGGGACGATTGGGGAATTCTGAGCGTGAGACACTGTCTGATCTGCAACATATGTTTATGGAAATAAAGAAATATGGTTCTAATACAGTGATTCAACTAAGTCAATTGAATCGTGAAATAGAAACAACAGAAAGGATAGTAAAACCCAATTTACATTTCCCAATCCGAAGAGATATTTTCGGAAGTGAATCTATTTTTCAAGCCTCAGATTATTTATTTGTATTGCATAGACCTGAACTATTAGGTATTAAGGAGTATGGACCAAGCGGTTGGGATGTGCCCAACTTAATATACATGCATATCCTTAAGAACAGAGAGGGAAAACCTGCAATTATAAAATTTAAGAATAATCTAAAGCACAATAGAATTGACCAGCATGATGAAAATAACTCCACATAAATTACAAATCAATTAATTAACAATATATGAGTACAAGAAGGATCTGTTTTGATATCTCTGATAACAACGCTGATGTTGTTGTACGGAGATCAGTTGCTAGTCCATGTACGGGGAGGACCGTAAGTAGGTTTTTCCGTCCTTACGCAATTCCCGAAGATGTTGCTGAGAAGATTCGTTCTTCAAAAAAGCAGCCCCGTAACAAGGTTGATGGCAGTTTCGCTGTCCTTCTAGATGAGCCCACCGTTTATCTGGAAGAGCTTGTTAAGGAAGCCCAGAAGCGGGGTCTTACCGTTTCCGGGGACGAAACAGCACGGACAACCGGCGGCAGTATTATCAACGCTGGTTATGGCGACATCGTCACCTTCGGTACCTCCACTCGGTTTGATGTTAACTGGATCAAGCGAAGTCAATATGCCTGCGAACGGTCTATCATCCCTATTCACAAAATTTCCGATTGGGATACAGTTACAAAAGCTTTAAAGGCTTTTGCGAAGGAAAAAAACAAACTGCAGGACGAACTGTATTACTACAATACAGATGGTCTGGCCTTCAAAGCTCTGAAAGAAGCATCCCGTAAAAGGATGTATGCCAGAGTGGATGAATGCACTTGCAAGCCCAAGCGCATTTATGAAGTCGAAGACTGTAGGGGGATCCGGGCTCGTCTTCACGATGATTTTATCAAGGTAGGCTACAATTTTTATAAAGTTGAAAAGCCCATCTGTGAAGAACGCCGGGACTATTTGTTCCTGTTATAGACAATAATTGGGTTGAGGTATAATAATGTATCTCAACCCTCTTCTAACTAAACTTAAATTATGGCAAATAAGCTTCTTGTTTTAGGTACTAGTGGTACTGGTAAATCGTATGCAGCTCGTACGCTGGATCCGAAAAATACTTTCATTATATCACCAGACAAGAAAGCTTTGCCATTCAAAGGTTGGCGAAAAGATTACATAACAACTTACAAATCAGATGGTAAAGTCGACCTTTCAAAAACAAATTTTTATCGTACTAATGATCCTAGAGTTGTTGCTCAGTTGCTAAATGCAATTTCTGATAACAAACCCGAGACTAAAACTGTTGTTATAGATACGATCACGCTAATGTTAGTTGATCAATTTATGAAAACAGCTAAAGACAAGGGTTATGAGAAATTTACTGACATGGCTCTTGACGCGTATAAGATTCTCGACATGATTGATGCATTACGTGACGATCTCACTGTAATTGTAATAGGTCATATTGAAGATAACTATGATTCAGACGGGGTGCTAAAGAGTTCATTTAGGGTTCCTTCAGGTAAAATCCTGAAAGAAAAATTGACTGTCGAAGAGTTGTTTACTACTGTACTGTATACAGAAGTAATAATTGAAGATGGTACACCCAAATATTCTCTTTTAACGCAGAATAATGGTAAAAATACGTGTAAATCTCCCCAAGGAATGTTTAATGAAGAAAAAATACCAAACGATTACAAATATGTCATAGGAAAAATCCAGGAGTATGAGAACGGAACCAGTTCTTAAAGTACTAACGAATAATACGGATAACTATGGCATTATATAAAATGGATAAAGACCTCAAGGGTAGCTTTGATGGAACTCCATATATGGATTCTGGCATACATGAAAATGTAGAAATGGACAGAGTTGAATATGGTAAGAGTGATAAAGGTAATGAATTTATTGCTTTCTATTTCAAAGACGCTAGTGGGGCACAAGTCTCAAAGACTGAATGGCCTGTTCGTGAACCAGACTATGACAAGGTCGATAACGAAGAAGACCGTGAAAAACTCAAGAATATGTACGAATCTATGGTGACTAATCAGATGGCACGGATAAAACATATTTGTGTTGATTCGGGTTACGTAGAAAACGACAAATTCGTGTTTGAGGCTGATACTTTTGAAAAATTTGCCAAGTCTATCATTGATATATTAAATGATAGTTACAAAGGTAAAAAAGTAAGAATTAAAGTAGTATATGATAGAAACAATTTTACTTCTCTCCCGAGCTATACCAGGTATGTTTGGATCGAACCGATGAGTATATCTTCGGAAGAATCCAAAATGCGCATCCTAAGTATCGATAAGATGGAAAGGACGCGACCTGATCGAGAGCCGGTTGATTCCAACCCTTTCGATAATAGCTCAACAAAGAGCGAGTCTACCTCTACCAATAAGGAAGACTTGCCATTCTAATATATTAACCTATGATCTACAGTTCTTCACGTATAAAACCACGTAGTTTAGCGCTCGAAGACATATTGGGTAGGTTAACAGAGTATGATATCTACGCCTACTATTTGGGGGCTAACTTCCAGATCGGCATACCATTTAGTAGCCCCTTTAGGCGAGATGTCAACCCTTCATTTGGAATATTTAAGGGTGACAGTGGTTCATTATTCTTCAAAGACTTTGGCACTGGCGACTCCGGGAACTGTGTCAGTTTTGTTCAGCGCATGGTAGGACTACCTGATACCAAATACGGGTACAAATTAGCATTAGAGCGAATCTATACTGATTTAATCCAAAATGGGAACGGTTTTACCGCTATGACAAGACATGTTTTATCACAAAAGATCCGCAATGTCTGCCGATCAGATAAAACACCGTTGGGCGTCAAAAGAAGAAGTTGGCTTAAAGAAGATTTGGACTACTGGAACTCTTATAATATTCCAGTTCAAACGCTCTCAAAGTTTAACGTAAGTCCAGTACAATATGTATTTCTCAATGATATAATTACATGGGTTTATAGAATGGACAATCCTATATATGTATACAAAATATACAATGGACTGAAAATCTATAGACCCTTTGCTAAACGCTCAGAAAAATGGATGTCGAGTTGCAGACGGCACGATGTACAAGGTTTAAAACAACTGCCTGATACAGGAAAGTTACTAATTATTACAAAGAGCTTAAAAGATATAATGGTACTACATGAAATGAGGTATCTGGCCATAGCTCCACATGGAGAAAATCATGCAATACCAAAGAATATCTTAGAAAACTTGAAATCCAGATTTGATCGCATTGTTGTTCTTTATGATTGGGATAAAGCAGGTAAGAAGGGATCAGACAAATTAAAGAACAAATATGGATTTGGCCAAATTTTTATACCAAGAGAAAGCAACGTTAAGGATATCTCAGACTACGTTAAAAAATATTCATTATCTAAAGGTAACAAATTAATAACAAAATTATTAGATGAAAATAGACGATAGCAAAATTGAAACCATAATATGTCTATTAGGGGGAGGCGTCTATTTTAAGCAACTTTCCCCCGAACGGAAATCGATAAAGGTATCTATCCATCCAACACTAAGAAAAATATTGGAAGATTCTGGTATAAACACTAATCATATAATCAATAAATTGTTGGGTACCGAGAAAATCAAAGCTTCATATTTAAATGATGATCACATAAATTTTATTAGTGCAAATTACGATACCGATGGGAAAAACATTGTTTTGAACTATGTAACCCTTGAATCGTTGAAAAAAAGTATAAGGTCTTTTCTCGCTAGAAATGATTTATTAACTGAAAAAGGCGCAAATGCTTATTTATCCGATCAGATAAAAAAGCTGCGTAATAAAAGTATAGGCAGAAATACAGAAGGCATAAGGAGCGGTATGAGATTCATTAGAACACCGTTTCCTAGGATATTCCATTTGATGTACAATTTATTCCACAGTGAAAAGTTGGAAAAGAATGCTGCCGAAGAATTTAAAAATACAGCTAAATTGGGCAAGGGTATAAATAAGTTGTTCAACAAAAAAGATGTTCAAGCCGTTGAACAATTTGTTGATATAGTGCGAGTAGCTTTAACTCAGGAAAGATCTGAAAGAGAAAATAACATAGAAATTGTATGCGGTCAAGAAATTCCCTATTATTATAATGTTTCTCAATATATTACGTCGAAGAGGACTAGAAGACCACTTCGTTGGATAAACATGCTTGTAGCTGCAGGAGGTATGGGTGCAGGAGGCATGGGACTTTTAAATGCCAATAACGAAGAAGAAGATATAGAAGGGTGCGGTAGTCTAGGTCACAGTTGTATGAGAGGCAGTAGCTGTAGCAGATCCACGGCATTTTATGGGAATAACCCCGAAACTATATCTTTACTTATTTATAAAGATTCAGAAGACAAAAGAAAAATTGCAGGCAGAGCCTTGCTATGGAAAAGTACAAATGGTAAAACTTACATCGATCGTATATATGCAGCTAATAATGAAGCAGTTGTCCAAATCGCAGCATACGCGAAGAAAAACAATTTTATCAGTATTAGCTGCAGTAATAATAAAATTTTGCCGCTTGATGAAACTGCCGTAGTGAAAGTGAAATTGCAAAGATGGGCAGATATGGAAGTGCCGTTCATGGATTCGATGCGTTATATTAACGTAAGAGAGAGTATTATGTCAAATATCAGGTACAATACTTATGACACCTTTCTTCGTCTCAGCTCGGGTGCAACCTACTACGATTCTGCTATATCTAGAGGTATTAAAAGAGGTGAGTGCTGCGTAACTAAAAAGGAATTTACCTCGACAGAGCTTATAAACGTTGATTCCGGCAAACATGCAGGTAAACGATGCCATTTTACCAAAGCCCTACACTTACTCTACAATCGCGAGTTTGTTACAGTAGATGATATAAATAATATCGTGATTGGTGTTGATTTTCTAAACAGAAAAACTGCAATTCTGAAAGATAAGGCGGTATACAGCAAGTGCATGAAAGAGTATATACCCCGAGAACACGCAGTATATATACCAGAATTTGACGATTATGCTACTGATATAAGATATGTTTATGTAAATGGTGAATTTGTAGTATCCGATAAATTAGAGAAAAAGTGTAAACAAGCTGGAATCTATTATGAACCAACTATGAAACTTCTGATTGGCTCAAAGGTAAAGTTAAAAGCAGAAGATTTAGAATCTCCAATTGGTATCTATCTTGAAGATTATTTTATACCATTTACAGCCCTTGAAAAAGTAACACCGGAAAATGAAAGTAAATAAAGATTTATTAAAAAGTGTGCTATCCGTTCAATCATCGTCAGAAAATGATGTTCAAATATTATCATACATTCGCAATTTTGCAAGTAGGTACAAGTTAAAGGTTGACAGAGACACTTTTGGTAATCTTTATATTACTAAAGGCAAATCAAAACATGGCTATCCCTGTATGGTGTCTCATGTAGATACGGTACATAAAACTTATAAAGACTTTAAAGTTTTTGAACATCAGGGATCATTATTTGCATACTCAGCCGATGGATGTCAACAAGTTGGCATAGGCGGAGATGATAAAGTTGGTGTTTATGCATGCTTACAAGCGCTCATAGACTTTCCCCGAATAAAAGTCGTATTTTTCAGAAAGGAAGAAGTAGGGTGCTTAGGTTCTAATGCCGCTGATATGAAATTTTTTAAAAATTGTAACTTTGTATTACAACTTGATAGAAAAGAATACCAGGACTTTTCAATTAACGCGGCAGGCGTAGAATTGAATTCAAAAGAATTTCGTAAAACTTTAAAACCATTATTAAGAAAATGGGGGTACAATGAGATATTTACATCGGTCACTGACGTCATGACCCTGAAGCAACGTGGATTAGAAGTATGTACAACTAATATCAGTTGTGGCTACTACTACCCACATTCTAGGTCGGAGGTTGTATTAATTGAAGATGTCAATAGAGCTTATTCATTAGCTCATGACATTATATCAAAACATGGCGAAACCAGATTTGAACATAAATATGACCCACCCATTATAACGCGAAGGGAAAATCTCAGAAGCAAATATTCACATATAATGCCATTATTTGGAAATGCAAAGTGGAATAATCCTGCTTTTGGAACAGAAGAGAATGAGCAAGATCGAGAAATAGAATATAACTTATTCCGCAAATTTCCCGGCTCGTATTATCCACATTTGTATTATTGCAAATCTAAAGTACCTTTCGCACACAAAGACAGATATTTATTTATACCAGAAAAACGTCTTCTTTATGATAAGGAAACCAAACAATATGTTGACGATCCTAGTGTAGCAAAAAGTGTTTACAAAGATATGGTTGTTCAAGACAATGGTAAAGAATTCGTTTTCAGCTGGCTTTTGTATGAATGGATTGACAAAAAATATGCCGTATGGTTTAAAGACAGTAAAAGCTGGTGGCTAAAATTATACAGTAGTACATGGCCAAGGCTAAAACAGAGAGGAAAAGAAAAAAGAAAACAGTACCTCACGGAAGAAGCCATAATCGAAAAGTACGAAATGCCACACCAAACGAATACAATGGCATTGCGTTCAAGAGCAAGTTAGAAGTTTATTGCTACAAACAGCTCTTGAAGTATAAATTAATGCCAAAGTATGAAAAAAAGACTTTTACAATTTTGCCAAACTTCACATACAATGATGCAAAGGTTCGTAAAATTACTTTTACACCAGATTTTGTTGGTGAAGATTATGTTGTAGAGTGTAAGGGTTATGCAAATGAATCCTTCCCTCTACGGTGGAAGATATTTAAATACTATCTGCACACCAATAATATCAAATATGACTTATACTTGCCACATAATCCACGCGAGGTAGATGAGGTCGTTGAGAAAATCCTCAAAAAACGTGAGAAATAAAGTGGAAGATTATTATGCGGTTCAACGGGTGAGTGCATCATCTCTAGGCTGGTTTAAAGTATCTCCAAAATATTACCGTATGAGATTTGACCAAGAGATAGAAGAGGAAAGCAAGGCCTATTTCGATCTTGGTAAACAGATTCATATGGCTATATTAGAACCAATACGGTTTAAAAAGGAGATAATCCATTTAGAATACGAAACACCTGTTAACCCAAAACAAAAAGAATTCTGCAAATTGGTAGCTCAAAATAAAAAACGCTTGTCAGTCGGTGAAAAAGCTGAACAAGCGTATAAACAAGTATATGAAACTAAGCGAAAAACTGCAGAACGTGTGAAGAAAGATGCAAATGCTTTGTATAGGAAATTTAGAAAATACGTTAAATACCTTAAACAAAGCAAAAAGTATAAGGTCGTATTACCAACATCAACATGGGAATTGATACAAAATATTGTTGAAACTGTAAAACAGCACAAGCTTGCAAATAATTTACTCTTTGAAAATGACTATGGCGTATTTGACGGTGGCAATCTGTTGGTAAACAACGAGCTTCCTATCTATTGGGATTTTAATTTAGATGAGGAAACAACAATTCCTTGCAAATCCTTATTGGACAGGCTAATCATAGACCACAAGAATAAAACCATCAAATTGATTGATTTAAAGACAGCTTATAGTCTTAAAGATTTTGATGTTCATTTTCTTGAATTTGGTTACCACCGGCAGCTGGCCTTCTATTGGCTGGCTGTCGCGTGGATGTTTCAAAATGATTTCCCCGAGGCTGATTTCTGGGAATATCAAAAGTATACGTACATTATTGCTCTTCAAACCAGGGGGATCAACGAATGTAAAGTATATACTATAACTGACAAATCGTTAAACGAAGGACTCGAGGAGATACTGCAAATCACACGCGAGCTCTATTGGCACGTAGAGAATGATCTATGGGACTATACAAGAGCATACTACGAAGGTGACGGAGCAGAAAAACTTGAGTAATATGGAAACCAACTTATCCTTGCGAACGATGCTACTATTGCCTATGTTAGGTGATCGGTACCACCGAGATTGGTTTTATGTTAACAACAGTTTTATAAATGCTTACATTGGAGATAGTGGTGAACCAGATTATCACGATAGGATTGTCTTAAAATATCACTACTCACGAACACCCAGGTTCATAAGATTTGAGCGCCTGCTAAAACAAAACGAATGTCTAGATGACATGAGATATGATAGCAGCATGCCAACAGTAATGTACTATTTTAAAATCCCTGAACATTTATATACTGATTATGTTAAATATAAACAGGGTCGCTACAACAAATTTAGTGCTAGCTACAAATGGTGTGTACTAAAATTTTGGAGTAGTGAACTAACAGAATACCTTATAGAAGGTATGAAATAGCGATATTCAATCATATATAATAAGTTAGGGGGTCAAAACGGCTCCCTAACTTTTTTTAAGGACTTTTCCAAAAAACGGCTTTATAGGATGCATTCTAATGCACGATCTCTATATGGGTAATATGGTACCTCCACTTTGGGGGGTCAACTCAACAGCAAGCTTAAAAAGTACCTTAAATCAAAAATTGGTAAAAATACAAAAAAATAAGGGGTGAAATTGCTTCCACCCCCTTTTTGCTTTATAGGAACCCTTGTTTGTTACCCTTATACTAGTCTGAAATACGCTCGTAGCCTAATTTATAAAACATCTCGTCTGTCACACGGGTAAAAAAGTTTTTAATGTTTTGGAAAAACCGTTTAATCTTTAGTTTAGTTTTTTGAACTTTTGATTTTACGTTATCTATTTTTTCTATCTTCCAGTCTTTAACAGAACAATAAACTGCAAACGGTGATTTGCCCCCAATTTGTACACGAGAAGACATATAATCAGAATTCTTTAACTCATAATAAAGTTTTGATGGATTAATCGGGTACTCTAACTTCAAATTGTAGGGTCTATATGCAGTTCCATCAAAATATGTTCTATTGAACACACCATATATAGTCCAATTAAATTCACCAGATATATAATCTAAACAACTATTAGACCAATAATCATATCCGGTAGGGCAAGAAGAAAATGACGATTGCTTCCAATGAGATGATGTAATAATAGTAGTACGTAAATTTGATGGGATATGATTACCTTCAACCATACAACCAGAGTGACAGGTCATCCAATATATTTCCCTTTGTTTATAATCATCAATCAAATTGATAACCATGTTAATTGTATCTTTTGGATAACTACGCCATTTCCTTTGATAAGATGAATCTTGTGTTATCGACCAATCTTCAAAAGATACCCTATATTGACTGGGAGAACCGTCCCAATAAGGAATACCTCCATGACCTACAATCCAATACAGTAGTATTTTATCTTTTCTTGTTGTGTAAAAATCTATATCTTTTAAGCCATCTTGTATTGTTTCCCATTGATTATCGTAATCAATTATAGTGTTCATATTGGGAAACAGATGCTTGATATTATAATGTTTATATTTAGAGTTAAAGTCAGAATTAGGACCATCACCATAAAATACAAATATGTTTTTATGGGTATAACCTTGGTCAATCAGACTTTTATATGACATTATAAGATCATACCAATATTCAGAATGTACAATTCTGTCGTCTTTCATTGTATTGCCGCAAGAAATTAAAACGGCATATTTTTGTCTTGGCTCGCTTAAATGTTGCTGTAACCAATGACCACATATAATAGCAAATGAAATAAAAGCTGAAATAGATACTATTAATATTGGTTTTAAAAGATTAAAGATTTTCATGACTCATCTATTTAATAAGTTATTTAATTGCGGAACCAGCTTATTTGGTCATTTACATATTTCATTCTATACACTTGTCTAACACCAGGTACAAAATTTATCATAGTTTTTGTAATTTTAGGTTTACCTTTCCAATTTCCCCTTTCGTACCTTTCAAATGGATCAAACATTTGACTAGTTAAATTAATTATGTTCTCTACAACGGACATGCTAGCAGCTGGTGACCGTAATATCCTAAGAGCTTCATTTAATTTAGGTGAAAAGAATAACAACTCGGTACGTAATCTAAGAGCTTGATAAGCCATAAATGACCACAACCATTCCTCATCATCGTCCTCTCCTTCCATTTTCCCAATAAATATAGTTGACATTATTATAACAGTTGCAAGGAATACCACTTCTGCCATGGTTTTTCTTATGTTACCTTTTTCCATGCGAGTAAGGTCTGTCCATTCTTCTGACCAAGCGGCCAATCTAAATATGCGCAAATCTTTCATAAGATTCCTGAAAAATCTACCCGTAGTTCTATAATTACCTTCAGTCCAACCTTCAAGCAATTCATTATACTTTTTCTTGGCATATCTGCGTTTAAACCCTGGTACAACAAATTTCCTAAACATTATACCAAGTCGTCCCAAGGCATATCTTTGGACAGCTGCCATACCATTCCTCGAATATTCCCCATGCATTGCTGATAAGATTCTACGTGCTTGCAGTCCAAATTTTGCTCTTTTTTCTCGTCCAAAATTAGCCACACCTTCTTTAACATCGAGTCTGCCGTCTTTACCAATAGTTAAATTGTCTAACATAGTACCCATATCTTTACCATTCTTATCTTTAGCTCGCATGCGATTAAGCATAGCTAGTACAACTCTAGTTTGCATTAAATGTTCACCAGCGTGAGTAGTAAAAAAGAGGGTATTAGATGACATCAATTGTTGGAACTTAGAATTTTTTCTATATTCGCCATTTTCATATTCATTTAATGTATTGAATTCTTCGTTTATTAGAGAAATAATATTAGTTGGCACTCTTTCGCCAATATCTCCTAATATACCCGGGAGATTTTTTGTATAATATACTCCTGCTTTAACAAAATCTTTTACACCATAGTATTCGCCACCAAAAGCTTCAGCCCACTGCATTGTTTCACCGAGCAATACGTTAGCTACTCCCTGTACCATATTAAGACCTAGCAAGTTGAATGATGTATACCGGTTAAGTAGGTCAGCGCCTTTAGCAATATCAACATTTGCACCAAACAATGGTAAAACTCCTTCATCTCTTACTCTTTGACCATAGATAATTGACTTGAACCAATCTCCTAATTGTTGTGATACAAATGATTGCACTCCTTTTTTAGTTAACATTCGATCCCCAATTCTACTAAGACCATCTTTTATAATATTGCCTCTTTCATCTCGACGTAGTACTTCTCTATTTTCTACGAAATACTTAGCCATTTCCATTTCCGGTAAAATTTCACTCTTTAGTGAGTAATCCCGAGCCATAGACCAATATCTCTGATAGATTGTAGCTATATCATATGATTGATTTTGTGGTTCGATATCATAAGTATAAAAAATAGGTACAAAGTTTATAGGATCTCCAGCTTCATTAGTAATATCAAGTTGACCCTTTTCAATATCTTCAGGTCTTTTTACTAATCCTAGCCTAGTCTCTTCCCTAGCAATAGTGCTGGGTTTTTGTTTGCGGAGCACACGTTCACCCAATTTCGCCGCAATAGCTGGTAATTTTCCACGGAGCCTAAATCTATATGGCAACATCTTATCTGCTTCTTCAGATAATTCAACAATTAAGTTATAAAATTCAATTCTTGGATCTTTATTTTCATTAAGTTTTAATAATTCACGTTGTTCAGTTTCTGTTAATTGTGGATCAATATCAGCTATTTCTAACAATTTTTTCCATTGTGGATTTCTCCATCGTTCTGCCGGTGTTCTGTATTCCCATCTAGAAGTATCTAAGAATTCAAAATATTTTTCGGCAGTTTCTTCTCGTACATGTTCACGCAATACAAAACTATAACGAGAATTCCGATTGGCTTCCCAGGAATCAATTACAGCCCACTCAGCATCAGTTAACTGCCCTTCTTCTTTCATTTTCCGTAAATATTCAGCACGAGCTTTGTTATAAGCAATTTTATCTTTTTTTGAACGACCATAATTTTCATTAATCCAGCTCTCTTTTTTAGCACGTAAAGCTAGATCACTAATATCCGGGTCATTGGTCCATTCAGTAACTTTATCGTTATATTCGTCCCACATTGAACTAAGATAAGGTGTTACATAATGTTGCGTCAACAAACCAGTTTTTTTATCGCGTTCTAGCATAAAACCATAGAACTTAGTTTGATCCGCCATACTACCCAGAAATTTTTCAAGCTTTTTCTTAGCTGCAACTATACGGTTACGTGCACCTATTGATTCATATCTAGATTGTTCATCAGTTAAACTAAATTTTTTAACCATTGCTTGAACAACAAGATCAGGTGAATCAAGCAAGTTGTCTAACCACCGGCCCAAAAAATTAATATCCCATTCAGCTTTTAACAACTCTTTGCGTATCGATTCTTCAGTTTTAAGTTTTATTTGTTCATCATTTGCAGCAAGATATTTAGCTTGGTATTCTTCTAATGGTGTTTCTTCTTTCTCTTTTTTACTAAGTCTATTCCACCGCCTTTCAAGCGCTTCTTTGTATTCCCCAGCAATTCTAGTAGAATATGGTGCTAAAAATTTAGAAACTATGTTAACACCTTTTCGCACATACAGTCTCTCAATAAATGTTTTATTTGCTAAAATCTCATCAATTTCTTCAATTCTAGCTTGCATGCGAATATCTCTGCCTTTCCTAAATTTATCCCCAACTTCAATTGGTGCATTTTTAAGTTCAATTAATGCATTTCTAATATCATATAATACATTGGCATAGGCAGCAACATAATCTTTCCACTTAGACAAACGATCAGCATTAAACGGATCTTCTTCAATGCCTAGACCAGCTTCTGATTCAAATCTATGTATGTCTTGTATAACACTATTCGTTTGCCGTCTAGCAACTTCAATAAACCTTCGTATAGATCGATATGGATTATCCCCTTCTTGTACTTCATTGAGACCTTTTTCAATGGCTTCAACTGCAGCCTTCTTACCTCTCTGTTGGTAAATACCAATTTTTTTCTCTAAGGCTTCGATAGCTTTCTTACGTATTTTATTGAGATCAGTTTCTGGCTCCTCTTCCAACTTAAGGACATCTTCCGCTTCCTTTGGATCAATACGTTGCTCTTGCTCATAAGTAGAGGGTTGTCCATGTAAATCCTCAGCTTTTACTGGTGTACCACGAACAAGAGTTTTAGCTAATTTACGTACAGCTGAAGACTCAATACCCAACAATTGTCTTATACGTCTGAAGAACCGTACAAGCCACCGTTCCCAACGACCCATTTCAAATTCTTCTTTAAAAATTTTAGCTGCTTCTAAACCAACAGCTTGGGCAAGAACTTCTTTTTGAACTCTATCAAATTCTCCACGTTCTATAAGATCTGAATACTTATTATAAACATCTTTTTGTAAATCAGTCCCATCCAGGAAACGCAATCCCTGTCTTACCAATCTATTGTTAACACCACCAATAAGGTCAATAAGCAAATGACCAAATTCGTGACCTAATGTATCACGTAACCAATAAACTGGATTTACATGAATTTCTTCTCCACCTGACATTAATTTTCCGGGGATATCTAATGTAAAATCCTCAACAATTCTGACACCTGGAAAAGTTTTTTGCAATATTTGTCGTTGCTCTTCAAATTCAGCTCTAGTTAAAGGCTCACCCTTTGTGACACGTTGTTCACGTGCATTGAGCTTGTCAATAACATCTTGATTAATTTGTATTAGCCATGAATCATTGCGTGGTATCAATGTAATTAATTTACCATATTTTTCATATTTTTTATTAAGTTTAAATATAACCCTGCGACTAGCTGGTAATGCGGATCTATCCCGACCAATTTTAATCCAATTATCGAAACCCTTAAATTCTTTTGTGTTCATAGCTTCAGTATCTCTAAGATACTTAATAATGGATTCTTTGGTTACACCTCTACTAGGTTTTTCTTTAGTTTCTCTAGCTGCTCTTTTTTCAGCGATAGTTACACGTTCAGTCGGATCTTTATAGTAAAGATCATGCAATTCTTCTTCAAGTCCTTGACGCTCTTCTGGCGAAAGATCTTGTTTATTAAGTAATGCTAGTATTTCTTTTAATCGGCTAGTTTCCTTTTGTGGAGCACCTATACGTTGTTCATAATCTATTGGTATTGGTAATTTACTGTATGGACCCAAATCTCTGGCTAACCTAAATCGTACCTCCTCTAAAATTTCGGGAAAATCCTCTTTCCATCTAGTTTTATCCTGTACATGTGTTATTTTTTTACTACCCGTAGCTAATAATTTATCTTTCGCTTCTATATTTTGATTAAATGATTCATACACAGCAAATTTCATGAGATCAAAAGCAACCTCATTCCAATCAGCCTGCTCTTCTAAAGTAAATTGTCTACCTAATTTCTTAATTTCACCAGTTTTCTTAGTAGTCATAATTTGTCTTAACAGTTCCTTATTTTTAGGATCTGACATAGTGGACCACTGAAATTTCATAGCCTGAAAAAATTGTTCAACCGACGTAAACCTTATATCATATATATCGTGTCCTCTAGCTTTCTCACCGGGAAATTGAATGTTAAATATTTCGTTTAATACTTCAGGTACATCGTCAATTGATTGTATAAACAGATTATTTTGTAAATGTGGAAACATTTTTTTTATTTTGTCTAGTAATTCATCAAGATGGGTCATAGCAATTGTTTGTCCCCCCCTTAAATTAAACGGTCTCCAAGCTAAATTAGATAATTCAAAATTTTCTCCTGCACCAGCATACACATTTACAAATTTCGAAGTATCCACCGGAATTTCAAATAATTTACCCTGTTCCGGTTCTTGTGATACAACACTTTCATCAAGCAATTCAAACCCTATTTTAACAACATTAGATTTTCCTTTAAGATACTGAGTGTTTTTTACAAAATATTCTTTGTCCCTACCTTCAAGAGTAAAATAGGAATCAGTTGCCGGTAAAGCATGTATTTGTTCAATATTTACTGGTTCAACGTATGTTACTCTAGCTCTGACAGATCGATTATCATCACTTACAATAGTCACCACGTCTCCCACTTTGTAATTATTTCTATTTTGCCTGGTAGTTTGGGTTTTTTTACCGGATATTACATTATCAAATTGACCAGCAAAAGTCATGGTCATCTTTTTCTTTACAGAAATACTGACAGGTTGTTCAAGACGTTTTTCTGATACTTGTACAGGATTATAGTAATTTGCTATCCGATCCTCTTTAGGAACATGTTGAAAATTTTCATATCCCTTAAGTTTAATAACTTCCGGTTCTTTTGCTTCTGACAACAATCGTGGTAAATTGTTCTCTGTTTCAAATGATGTATCTAGATTATATTCATAAACTTTTATATTTCTAGTAAAATATCCCTTCTTATTAACAACTTTATAAACTGGTAAGACATTATCTTCGTTATCAACACGATAACCAATATATTCACCTATTAACCACCCATATTTATTATTACGTATTTTAACAAATGGTTGATACAAAGGTTGTCCTTTATGGTTAGTACCATACCAAGACGAATTACCAGCAACAGTAAATAAATAGGGGTAATTTAAGGATTTATTTGTTTTTGGTTCTACAGCAATTTTTGTTGCAACTGGAGATACAGATGGAACTAGAGAATCATCGGGCCAATTATTAAGATACAATTCACGTAATATATCAATATCACGTTCGCCTTCCTGTAATTCCTCTTTAATTTGCTTGACACCATCACTAAATGAAATAGCTTCGTCGATATGTTGTGGAATTTGTTTAGCAGCATCGATAGGTAAAAATTGGTGAAAAGCATTAAGTCCAAATCTACGTCCAGATATAATAAAACTATATGCCATAAGGTTCATAGCTAACCTACGAATCTTCTCGCTATCTTTAGAATTATCATTAAACAAATCTAACCAAGCATTTGAAAGACTATTTTTGCTCCATCTATCCAATTTACCAAAACTTAACATTTGCAAAGTATCAGGAATCTCTTTTTTATCGGATAAAACAGGCGTAAGTGATTGTATAAACAGATTATTTTGTAAATGTGGAAACGTTTTACCGCGTTGAATTGCGTGTATCCATCTAGCTAAACTTTTCTTGCCAAAAAACATACGTTTAACAATATCAGCTGTCAATCCCATGCCTTTTGGACTAGTGAAATATTCACTTATAATAGTTGCATGCAGTATATTTGCATATCTATTGATTAACTTATCGTCACTACTATATTTCTTACCAGTTTGTAACAGCAACGAATTCATCATATCATCAAACTTATCTGTAGATGATATAGTGAGATTGCGAAGCATATCCTGAGCCAAATCTACACTATTCTCTAATAATGTACCTAAAAACGATTCATTAATAAGTTTGTCAAAATTATATACAAGATCAGATTCTATGACCCTATTAAATCGATTCATAAACGCTCTAACTTGTACAATGTTAGAACCATAACGCTTGGTATCAATTTGACTTGCCTGAACTGCTTCATTCAATGAGAACGATAAACTATTTAATTCCGTAAAAAATCGTGACAATGCAATTTGTTTAGCATACCAATCACTATTTTTAGGTGCACTCAACAATTTCATGAGACCAGAAGGCGTTAACAACGACTTAACGTCTACATTCTCCACTGCAGATTTACTGGTATTTGCCCAATATTTTTTCCTAACTATTTTATTTATATTAGCATTCGGATTTCCACCAATATTCCCGTCATACCTACTTCGTAATTTAGCGTATTCTTTTATAATCGGTTGTGATAATAAATACCCAACAAATTCCGCACCAGCACCAGCTCTTAATAACAAGTTGGCGACATTATAAGTAGCCGGACCAATATTAAGATCAGTAATATAAGGATCCTTAGCTGCATCCACATGAGCATCAATAAATGCGGATAACCAACTAAGTATTGCAACTCTTTTATCAACATCACGCACTTGTGACAAATCTATAACAGAATTTTCTTCATCATAGTGAATTAAACCCGGTAATACATTTGCACTTTTCAAACCTAATTTAACAATTTGACCAAGAGAATGGTGTACATTATTTAATGCAAATGGACCAATACCACCCATACTATCGGTAAATCTAGATTTTGTTTCTGACTGGAATCTAGGCGTTGTACCCATTAAAGCACGCAACTTAATATCTTTACCTTCAGCTTTTTTAACAACTTCAGATATATCTTTAAGTGTCCCCGTGTGAACACCAAGTGGTGTTGTATTATCAATTAGATGTAATGGACTAGTAGTAACAGCTGTAAAAGCATCTAACAATCTGTTCTCAACTGCTAGTCTGTTATTTAAATCATATATATCCTTCCCATGATTTTCTTTGATAAATTCTTCTAAAGTAGGAATTTTCTCAACTCGTTCTTTTATTTCATTATAAAGTTTTAAAGTAAATCTGCCATTATATTCTTGTAGAATTTCATCAAGTTCAGCATCACTAAAATATTCTGGCATTTCCCCCATCATAGCGGTAATCAAACTAACAACTTCAGGATCACCTCCTTTTCGTTCTAAATCTTCTTCAAAATCACGTTCGGCTTCTATGATAACCCGATCCATTTTTTCAAGTAGATTTTTTGTTCTATCATAACGCTCATGATAAAGTTCAGTTAAACCTTCTTTAGAAGATGTGTCAACATCAATAAATTTAATTCGTTGGATTTCGTTATTTAAAGTAATTCTATAATTATATCGCGCTATAAACAATTTGTCAATATCAAAATCAGAACCAGTAAGTCTAGTAAATTCAGCTGGAAGTACTACAGTGTCTCCTACATTTTCAGGTAAAAATTCTTTTACTGTGAAAGGTATAACAGAATTTAATCCTTGTGTGGGTATCCTATAACCAATACCGTCAAGATTTTCTTTTAACCATTTTCGAGCTTGTTCAAATGTAACTTTACCCTCTTTATAACCGGGTATAACATCTCTGAATAATCCAACGGAAACCATAATTTCCATTTTGCCCTCATCATTGTAGAATTTCAGTTCACTGGTTTTCAAAGCATTAACCTTTTTTAAACCGAAATTAGACATTTGTATAAACCCACCACCAGCAGTTTTCACGTCTACCGTATTCTTGGAAATTATTGACATCAGTCTATTTTCTATCCACATGCGATCTGGTAGAGCATCAAATTCTACATATAATTCGCCATTTTCATCTACATATAAAGCATCTACTATATTATCAGGCATTCCAGCCAATTTGGCTTCTCTACGTAACATCGTAACCAAATTCTCCGGATCACGTATTTGTGGGTCGTCTTCATTAACACCTAGCCGCTCTAACAATTTACGTTTTCCACGATTGGACAAGTTTCTTAATGCCTTATTTGCAGCATCAACAACATCTGAACCTTTAACTTTTTTGCCACCTAATACATATTCTCCGCCAAGTACTATATTTGAGATAGAAACTTTCTTCATTTGAGTACCAAGCAATTGTCGTTTAATTTCATGTGGATCAGTGACAACTTGTCTATACAGCCCATCAAAAAATTGCTCGTATACTATAGAATTGTGTAAAGCCGACTCATCTACTACATCTTCTCCTTCTTGTGTTCGTTTAAAATAATTAATTTGTTGTCTATTGCCAGCTTTTACAGCAGAATCAAATTTAACCATATCTAACGGCCGTTTTTTGTCGGTCATACGGTTATACATTGGTTCTAACTGTGTGCCTTTTGCCACTTTTTTAAACACAGTGGCTAATGACATTTTATCATAAACAGGTATAGCTAAGCCATTTTCAAAATGTAAATTGAAATAAACTAGCTTTAATGGCTGCATAACAACATTTAAAGTTCTAATCTCTTCTTCAGTTGTTAATTCTTTGTCACTTTCAAGAAGTTCAAATGCTTCTTGTTTTTCATCAGACCATTCCCCTAACCGCATACTGATTTGCCTATACATTTCGGGCGATATATAAACTTGGGCATCAGTTTGATCAACTTCTTTATAACCAGCAAGTTTTGTCTTAGCCATAGCTGACGCTACGCTATCTTCAAAACCCAATTCTTTATATCTAGCAGTATGTTTTTCAACTAGCTCATCATAAAATTTACTTACATAGTTTTGCGTATTAAAAGTTACAGTTGTATATTTATTTCTGCGTAGAGATGGATCTTGCGGATTTGAAATATTTGAGGCAACTTTATCACCAGCAGCTGCAACTACACCAATCCTTTTAACACGATCATCGTGTACAGTTCCCTTTTTCTCATCAATTTTATAAAAAGCCGCGTCACCAACAAGCAATTTTTCAGCTTCTATAGTTGACATCATTGTATTAACTGTAAATTCGGCAATCAATGCACGTATGGCAATTTGGTCATCATCAGTTTTAAATTCTTCTTTGACAGAATCAATCAGTCTTTTGGGCAAATGTCTATTTAAAACAATACCATTAGTTTCACTTATGACACCTAATTCTTTAGCATATTCAAAAGTGTCATCTATGGCATTTTGTATTAATTGAGTAATAGATGTACCCCTGTCAAAATGTCTAAATTTATTTGTTGCAGTACCAGTATATTGTCCATTTTGTTTATAGATGGGCAAACCATTTTTTCCAACCTTATAATGGTATCCCTCAACTAATTTACTGTAATCCTCTGTTTCTATAGCCTCATCAACTGCACGTCTAGCCTCTCTAGAGGTATTTATCTCATCACGTTTATATCCCTCAAATATATCAATTATTTCTTGTGGTATGCGTAATTTATTTTTTTCAATTGTAGTTTTACCTATAAAATTAATTTTCTTTAATCCAGTCCAAGCATAAAAACTTTTTCTGTCAGCTAGTGTTGGAAGTGGAATAACATCATCCATTACAAATGAAAGTTTAAATATAAAATCTTCCAAGTCTGTAATTTCAAGATATCCACGACCAGTGTCTCCAACATTTTCTTCAGTAAATACACTAAATGTGTGTACACCTAATTCAGCTCCTTCTCGTACTTGTTTTAAATACTGTGAATTTTGATTAAACAAAACAGAGGATAATTGGTCAACAAATTTGGGGCTACTTTTAAGCTTACTAATAAAATCTGTAATAGGTGAAGGCATAGAATAAGTAAAATGTATATTACCTCCGGGGCCTAAAACAGCACTCTCCGATACACTAGGTCGCGCATTGGCATATGCTCTTGCAAGTCCGCGTACATTACTTTCGTTAGATAAATATTTTTCTGGGGGAAGTATATCTTGTCCTCTGGCAACCTGTTGACCTTTGGCTAATTTGGAGATTAAACTATCAACACCAAATATACCAATCATATGTCCCTTTTTAACAACAAAATCATGTAATTTTTGCTGCGAGGATCCCCTCATATTTTCAAAATATCCATCTAACGTTTCAGAATCAAGCGGTATACCTATATTATTATATAACCCAATTATACGCCATTTTAAATCTTCATATGTGTCCTTATTTGGTAATTTACCGTGATATTCTTTTCTTACATCTCTTAATAATTGTTTGTACTTATCCAGCAACCTAAAGGCAAAATCTTTATTAGGTGCAGTTGTTGTTTTATTAAACAACTGACTGTTGGTCAACATTTCCTGTGACCATATATTCAAGTACTTACTAGCTTCAGTCCTAACAAATGAACTTCTTGCAGCGGCATTAACAACGTCACCACGTTGATTTGTTGTATATCTAAAATCAATAAAATCATTGTAATGTTTGCGCATAGTTACAAAAAACTTAATACGCAACGAATCGGGACCAGTTTTTAAACCTAGTCTGTTTGTTTTCTCTAAACCATTTAGCAAGACATGATAGGGCAGAGAAGTTACAGCTTTCTCTTCAAGTCGACTAATCATCTCCTCAATGGTGGGTGCATCATGTACTAATCGTATGATATCAGCCCACATAGTATTGAAATCAACAAATTTACGCATGCCCGTAAGGGGATCAAGTAATCCCTTATGTGCACCAGTTTTAGTTATTTCACCATGTGGGAGTGTTGCTAACAATAATTTTATTTCAGTTAAAGCATTGTCTTTAGCCGAAACTTCATATGGAGCTTTTTCAAATCTTTCAAATTCATTATCTATTGACTCGTCCTCGTTATCTCCAACAAAATCTTGTTCACGTTTTTTATAAACTAAATCACCATCTTTTCTAGTTATATTAAACGTACCCAAATAATCATCAGTCATACCTATAAATTGATCGAATTCCATAAGTATACGCTCATAAACGTCAATCAATTTTGTAGCTTTAATAACCTTATCTGGATTTTCTTTTACATTTTCCTCTTTAGCCGCATATTTATGAAATTTTTCTAATCGATTTTTAAGATGCTCACGAACCAAACCATAATCTAATTCTTTTATATTATCAAATTTATCAACATTATTGGTAGTCAAAAGTAAATATGCCAGATTTTGTACAATTGTTTTTTGCTCTTCACTAGTAAATGTTTCAGCCCTATTCCTAAAATCACCTCGTTGTATTGCATCGAACAACTTATCAATTTCGGATCTATTAAACTGAACTATAGCCTTTATAAAATCGAGTAATTTCTGGAACCAATTCCTAGCTTGTGGACCTGCAGGTTTGATTTCACCATCACTTGCTACGAATTCACTAAATCGCTCAGCAAGAAAATCTTCAACTCTTCTATCCGTTAATTCTTTGTCTCCATATTGTGCTGCTAGTTCATCAGAATAACGGGTTCGTACTTCTTTTAGTACCCTTTGCTGTTGTTTCGCAGTTAAAAAATCACCAAAAACTTTATGAAAAGCCTCATGATATACAGTACCTTTAGCGCTGTCCGACAAAAGTACGATAGAACCATTGTAAAAAGCACCAAATATGTCCTTCCCCTTTTCAATGGCCATACGAACAACTTCATTGAATTGTAAAACACTGACATTACCTAATTTTTCGCGTAACCAACCAAGTTCTTCGGTGAGATCAATTTTTTCTTGAACATTTTTTACAATTGATCTGTGTCTAAGCGGTATACCATCATCAAATATATCTTCAAAACTCTCTCCTGGTTCTTCTCCCGGCTCTTCACCAATAATTTTTGCAGCATTAAAAGCAGCTTTATTCCCAGCAGAATTATCAATTGCAATTTCTTCTCGTTTTTTAGTGCCCTTAACTTCTATATACCTTTCTAATACAACTTGAAAATCAGCTTTTTCTGCCTTTTTTTCTTCCTCACGTTTAGCTCTTTCTTCTTCAAGACGTTCAAGTTCTTCCGGATCCATAAAAGCCGCTTCAGCTCCAGCCATATCCTGTTCTCCACTTTCCGCAGCACTTAAATATTCTTTTTCTGCATCATACTCTTCAAATATGGGATTAGCGGAAATAACTTTCCATTCGTTTCCCTTGTATTCAACAGTTTTGCCAACAATATCGTCTTGATAAAATACAGGTTCTTTTTCAGCTCTTTCAGGTTCAACAATTGGTTTTTCAACTCGCTGTCCTATGTCAACAATCAACAATGGAGATTTATAAGCAGAATTACCAGAAAATGTCCCAAGATCTGTTTGTAGCCAATCATTCTTTAAATATTCATGTAATACAGTTTGTCCTTTTTCAAACTTTTTACCTAATATAGTAAATGGTATTTCAACTATATTTTCTAATGAACTGAAATCAACCGAGAAATTCTTATTATTAGCAATATAATTAATAAAATCGTTAATTTCAGAATCAGTAGCTTTATTAATATAAACTTTTTTGGTTGAACCATCTCTGGTATCAAAACTGTATTCTACAAATGGGTTGCCTTTATTGTAATCATACGCAACAACTTTATTAGCTAAGTAAGTGGCCCCATTTTCAACACTCTTTTTGGTTGCTGGACCCACAAAAGTTAAAGTATTAATAACTTGATGACACGTTAAGCCACCAGTAACCTCCTTACCTTCATATCTAGCTTTAACACTTTTTTTCTTTGCAGCAGTTTGAAAAGCTTTCCACAACACCTGAGCATACTCGCGACCAAGTTTAGCAGGATTTAATTTGCTGGCAACATAATCACCACTAGGTGTCGCATTATGCAACATAGCTATATCACCCGGTCCAAGTTGTAATGGGCTCCTATGGGATAGGTTATCTTCTAGACCATGTAAACTTCTTGGTATACGGTTACTATCACCATATGCAAAATCAACATCAGTTAGCTCTTTGCCAACACTAGTAAGAAATTTAAGTATATTTTGATTAGTACCAGTGTTATGTGGTTCACCAGCCGTTCGTCTTACCTTAAATATATTTGGTTGATTTTTTAAAGCATTTGATACAATTTGTTTACGATGTTCAAGCAAATGTGCCCGTTCTTGGTCATCAGCAATACGATCACCAGCTATAGGAACATAAATATCATTTGATACAACTTTATTTTCCGCATCACGAAGTGTAATACGCATATCCAATTTGGCAATCTCTTCATCAGATAAATTATCTTTAACTGCTTCAACTGTAAATGTCTTATTAGTTTCATTAAACACCCCAATTTCAACTTCAGCAGAAAAGTTATCTATGTCTGTTTCAGGATTTGACAATACTTTATTGAGATCCTCTTGAAATTTTGGACTCCACCTAGCTACAAACGAATCAGGAAGCCCAAAAACGATGTTTTTAGAGTCACTGACGTGTCTTTGGTCTTCAGTGGTGTCATAGTACTGCCCATCCCTTTGAATTGATTCTGAGGGCCCTAATGGCTCCACAACAGTTGATCGACCTTGTATAGTTTGTGGTTCTTCAGCTGTTTCCTCTTCAGCCATTTCAGCGGCTACTTCCTCTTTAGACCGCTCTTCAGCAAACTCATCTATTGCTTTGTCTTCAACTTGCTTGCCGCGTTCAACGGATTCAGCTGTCTGTTCAGTTGTTTCCTCTGGTACTCCCTTAGAATCTGATACCTTTGAGACATCGGTACTCCTGTTAGTTTGCTCTGGAGTTGCTGGGGTAATGTTATCAACAAGTTTTCTAATTTCATTTCTTAATTCCTCCTTATTGGATATATCAGCAACATGTTGCAGACCAAATTCAATCAAACTAAGTAAATCTGCATTAACTGCTGACATAACTCGTTTAGTTATATCATCATCGGCAGGTAACGTTTTATTTGTTTCAATGTCAACTACAACCCAACGATCTTCCCGCCTATAAACTTGATACTCTTTCTGAGTTTTGGGGTCCTTAGCCCTTGCCCCCTTATTCTCATCAATTTGAAAATATTTGCGTATAACTGCATTTTTAGCGACATCAAACAATACTAAGGTAGAAGATAACTCTTCAACTAATGGAACTGCTGTAAACGTAACAGACTTTCCATCTGCTCGTTTCAATGTAACTGATTCAGCTAAATTATTACGTTCTTTTATGGCACTATACGGTTCAACAATAGGTATCGTAAAATCTTGCGAACCAATAGTAATAACAATATTTTCGCCTTTAGCATTTATACCAACGTTAAACAGGGAATATTTAGCTAATTCAGCCCCATGAGCACGTAGAGTTTTAGTCGACGTTTCCTCATCAACAATAGTTTCAGTATTAGTTTTATTATCCTTGAATTTAAGTTGGCCTTCTTCACTATAAAATATACCAGGTTCCCCCCTAAGAAAACCTATAAACTGTGTAGGACCAGCTGTGGTTAAATCGCTAACCTGTAAATCTCTACTGTTTATGTTAACGAACCTTTTATCAGGTACTTTATCTTCAGCAGCAGTTGTTTCCTTTATTTCGGTTTTACGATCTTTCTGCCGCTTTTTAGTTTCCTGAGCTTTGTCTTCAGTCGTTTCTACTTCAGCCGTAGGTATTTCTTCTTCAGTAGTAGGAGGTTTTGGAACTACAGGAGGTTCAGGCTCCTCCTTTATTCTAGCTCGACGGGCTTTTTGACCCCGTTCCAGCATATCCATCTGGCGCTCATAAGAACGAATAGCAAATTCAGTATTACCTAAACGTCCTTCTAAATCAATTAACTTATCTAATTCAGCACCTTTAATAGGATATTTTGCATCTTTTGCTTTTTCTTCAGCGGTATAATGTTCATCAAGCTCTTTTTTAAGTTTATCAAAATCGTCTAACTCTAATTGAGCAACACGTATTTGATTTTCAATATCCGCTTGGCCCTTTTCATTATCCTTTAGATTTGGGTCTTTTTTTAAACGTTCTTCAGATGATTTTATAAATTTCTTCCGTGACCGAATTCTAGCCTCATTTTCCAGTAACTGACGTTTAATATTTGATACCCGATTATAATTTACAATTTCACCTTTTTGCTGTTCAATTTGACTTTCAAGGTCAGATCGACGGTTATCAAGTTGTTTCCTTATAAATTCTCCACTGGATAAAACAGCTGCAATATCAGAATCAAATTTCTTAATATTTGTATCATATAGTGACCCTATCTCTTGCAAATGTCTAGCTACATCTGGAAAATTATCACGCATAGTTTTGGCGTCTTCCTCAGTTAAACCAAACCTATCCAAATCTTCTTGAGTAGGACCACCCTCTTTGGTGATAGTTTCAACAAAATTAATAGCATCACCAAGACCACCAATCATAACTGCTTGACCAGCCAAAGACGAAACTAAACCTAATTTTGCATCAGCTGATGCTTCAACATCTCCCCTATCTTCAGCTTCCCTAACTTGATTATTCCAGTACTTGACAAGTGGGGCAAAAGTGTTTATAGCGGCAACACGTCTAGCACTAGCTGAATGTCCGGTGCCAGCTATAGCATCATTAATTGCACGACCAGCAGTTTGCATGGCACCAGCACCTAAAGCACCAAAAAATCCAGCAGTCCACAATTCACCGTCACGTATGTATTCACGCATACGATCCCCAAACGATGAATCCAACTCTGGATTTAACATTCTCTGTACTAAATATTTTGACTCTTCAGCTGTTACATATTGGTATGCTTCTTCACCAAATTCACCAAGCATGTCCCAACCTATAGCAGCAGCTTTTTTGCCAACAATAGGAAGTAAATCGTAACCCAAACGTTTACCTACTTCAACAGTAGCTGGACTACTAGCTTTACCAAATGCTCGACCCAATAATAGATATTGAGGAATATCCTGAGCTATCATAACCCAATTCCTATTATAGGAATCAGATGCAGCAATAGCAGCTAACTGCCGAGCCTCCTCTGCGCTTTTACCTGCAGCAATAGATAATTTTTCAGTTTCTTCATAGGTCTGGGCAGCTTCCATTATATTTTCCATGTGACGAGACATGAAAGCTTGAGTAAGACCTCTACCAGCCCATCTAGCAGCTTTACCCATTTTAGCAGCTATACCAGCACCTTTAGCCAAAGCACTTAACCCACTAACTGCTCCAACCGAAGGTATCATCAAACTTAATGTTGATGCTACCGATGGAGCATTAGACATCCACCAACTAAAATTGCCTGGAGCAAACGACCCAGGCTTGTAATCTGTATAGATGGGGGTTACTTCCTGAGTCCACGTTTTAAGTCCTCGACCTAAATCACTAAACCAGTTGCCAAATTCTTGTTCAGTACCTTCAATTAAATTGCCGTACTGTTCAAAATCTAAAAGGTAACCTACACCTTCTATTGTACCGCCTATAATCTCACCGACAATAGCTTGATTAAGCATGTTACCAAGCTGTGCCCATTTCGATTGTTCTCTAGCCCTTTGAGCGTACTGATCTTCAAATCGATATAAATCTTGATCGTACTTAGAAGTGATAAAATCACCGCCACTTACAGTTGACGGAACTCCGAAATAATTCGTACCTAATAATGATTGATTTAATCTTTCTTCATAGGACTGTTGCGGCTCATCCTCTATTGTTAACCCCGTAAGGGGATCAAATTGAGCCATAATAAAATATTTATTATTCTATACCAAGATGACTACGTAATTCTAATAATAAACCCTTAAGTATATCTTCAGTAGTCCTCACAGGATTTTCTTTACTACCAACATTTATTGTAACAGGACCATTCTCACCTTGAAACTTAAATCTAGCAATGAACGCCGAATGTCTAGCTCCATTAATCTTCTTATCCGACCTTTCAATAACTCCTTTTATTGGAACTCGCTCACCGCTTGGCATAACAAATTCATCTTCTACTTCATATGTATCCGATAGCTGATAATTAGCTTGATGAACTTTCCACGGAAAACGATTTTCACTCGCCTCTATTTTATCTGGAGACATATATACTGTTTTAGCTTCACCAACTAAATTTCCCTTGTTATCAACCTTAAATATACCAACTTGCCTGCCACCTGGAAATACAGGATTATTATTCCCCAAACTACCAATAATATTCCATTGATATTGATCCATTGGATATTCTCCCAATAATTCTTCAAAACCCATAGTCTGAGTAAATGGATCAATAGGATCATAAAATTCTCTGTTTACCGCAGCAACATTACCTTCCTGATCTTCTGCAAAAAAAGTATTCTGGGTTTCACGCTGCTGTTTTGTAACAGGAAGTGTACGAACAGGTACAGAGAATCCACTGGTGTAAAACTCCTCGACATATTGTTGGACCTTTTCATACTCTTCAATTTCATTCAAACCTTTAAATTCGTTGGCCCCAAAATACTCAACTGCTTGATCTTTTATTTTACCATATCTTTGCATGGCTTCATCGTCTCCACGAATCGATCGAGCTAACTCCTCAGCTTCAAATTGAGCTTTGTCAAAATCTGGATCTCCAAATTTTCCTACTTTTCTCAAAAACCTACTAACTCCACCAGTAGTCTTAGCCCCCGTCAGCTCTGCAATAGTAGGAATGTTTCTACGTATTTGTCTGCTAGTTGGACCTTGACCCGACAAACTCCACAATGGTGTTTCTGAAATTTCTGGTCTCACATAATCATCATCTTCAGATTTGCGACCCGCAGGATATCTTTGACCTGTAACATCCTCTGCTTTAAAACGTTCCCCTATATCGCGAAGCATACCCTTTATTGCCTGTTCTTTCGTTATTCCTTTTTCTTGCCAATCAGGGTTACGTAACTTATATAATTTCCATTCACGTTGACCAATAACAGTATCAGCAAAATCACGCCATTCTTCTTCAATCACACGATCTATATCTTTATCTGTTATACCCATTATAGTAAAGCCTTCGGCACTTTTAGCTTTAGCTTCTGGAGACATTTCACTGGTTGGCAATATTCTCTCTTGGATATCCGTAAAATAAGTACGCATGGCTTGAGTTGGATCTTCATATGCACTAGGCAAATACTCATAAGTACCCATAGTACTAGTATCATATCTCCCCATTAAAGCAGGATCCGTAACACCTTCCAGCATTTCATTATACAATCCACGCGATTTCAATTGAGCTTTAGCTTTTTGGCTAGCCAAATAATTTGTGTAACTTGACTGTATCCTATTTATTCTCTCTGGATCTATAGTCCTACGTATTTCCGCATTAAGCTGTCGCCTTATAACTGGACTCCCTAAATCTTGATCTGAAAACCTATCTACAATATCAGATAAATTTCTACGGACATTAGATAAGTAATCCTCATCAATAGAATTTGGTATAGCTTTTAATTCAGCTGCTTCTGCAATCTTTTGGTCCAAAGAAGCTGCTGTCTGTTCATACTGCTGCCGTTTAAGCTGACTAGCAGCAACCATTTGTTCAAAAGGAATTGGTACATAAGTATTTAACAACTCCAACTCCAATTGAGCCGGTGTATCATATCGTGTAATACCATTAGCCATAATTAATCAACTTCAAATCGTAATCTATAATCCTCATCAAATGCATATGGAGATGCCATTGATTTTGCCAACTCATAAAGCCTTTCATCACGCAAACGCTGGTTGCGCATCAGTCTATTTGTCAGTCTATTTGTTTGTGCAATATTCGATAAATTAGACATTGCCTCAGACATATACCGTCTACGAGCTGCTCTAGTCCTAGCATTGATATCTTCAATAGCAAACCTAGTACCAACATCTTCGGCACCAAGTCCAGCCCTAAATTTCGCTTCTTCACCTCGTAAACCGAGATTTTCTCTTTGGGCCCTCGATAGTGCAGAAGCCCTATTACGCAATCTCCTTGTTGATGCACCAGCTAACCTATTTGCTAATGTACCAGCTGATTGGGCACCAATATTACGTAATGCTTGCCTATAAACAGCATCTGCTTCTTCAGCAGCAGCAAGCTCCTCACGAGGATCATAACGTCTACCAGCCATTAAACTGACTGCACGGTTATACTCCGGATTCCTGTAATCAGCATAAGATAATTGATCAGCCGGACGCAATCCTTGAATCAAATTATACATAGCTGGAGCATAAGCTGCACCCATGTACCCAATCTCTCCGAGGCCTTTACCAATCTTACCAGCTAATGGGCTGCCTAAAAACCTGCCTATACGGGATTTATAATGGCCTTGACCATGACCTTGACCACTGATATCTTCTGTCCCAAGTATGTTACTACCTAAATTACCAATACCCCCAGTAAGTCCACTAATCAAATTAGATAAAACCCCCTCTGTACCAGGTGTTACCCCCAAAGTAGGATGAGTTGACAATGCTTGCGATAGCCCCCCAGTAAGGGCCGCACCAAATTGAGCTTTAGGCCTGCGTAAATTACAACCCCTTGCGCATTTGCGACCAACGCGACCACCTTTTGACATTTCTTGCTCTTCAAACAAATCATCAAGTTGCTTGTTAAGCTTATCAATCATACGTTGCGCTGTTTGTTTTTGAATTCTTGTAGCCATTACGATAATAATTTCTTATACTTCTCTATTTGTTTTTTTATTTCATCAGCCTTGTCAGCATACGTCATTTTTTTATCATATTTTAATTCATCACTAAATACCCTAGTATTCTCTTGGGCAGTAACATTAATTCCGCCTTCCCTATGACTAGGCCCTTTTGGTCTATCCATCGTACCATTAGGAAATTGCACGACCTCACCACCTTCTATCTCAGCTTGAGCATAAGGTATTGATCCACCCATAGGAAATGTTGGAGTATATGGATTATTCGATTGCCCCTCTAACGAATTAAGATAAGATTCCTGCCTAGCTGCAGATTTTTGTGCTCTTAATGCCCCCATTTGCTGTTCATATAAATCTTCTTGTTTATTAGCTGCTATGTCACCAGTAACTTCCCCAGTTATATCACCAATACCACTTGTTATAAGGGGTAAAGTTGCAGGCAAAGCAGCACCACCTGATATTATTGTAGCAGCAATACCACCAGCTGTCTTAAGACCACCCCATACACCCTGCAAATTATCTTTTAACCAACCACCAAGGCCATACTCTTCGGGACTCATTAAATAGCCACCATACTGTTTCTTCCAACCTTTACGTTTAGCTATACGATCGGCAGCTGCCCTTATGCCCGCTGGGTTAGGGGCATGACGAGCATAAGCTTTAGCAGCACGCCATTGTTTTTTATTAGTAACAGGGTATGAGCCTTTAGGTGCACCACCAGCTGGACCAACAAATGGACCTTCCTTAGCACCTGAAGTTTTACGTTTTTTACCAACATTACTACCGCCAGGTCTTTTACGAGCTTTCTCAATATTTTTAGGCAAACTACCACCCCCTTTCATTTGTGGTTTAGCACCACCAGCAACTGCACCAAAAAATCGTTTTTGCTTATCAGTCAAAGGTTTACTATGTACAGAACCGTGGCGTAATATTTCCTTAGCTTTGCTTGATGTTAATTTCCTTGCCATAGTTATCTCTTTTTCTTTCTGGCTTTACGCCGCCTTGCTATAGTATGAAATGCACGGCACAACGCTAAAGCCCGACCAGTACAGCCAGGTCTATCACAATTGGGACCGCATTTGCCTTTAGTACCTCTACGTTTAACAGATGCTGCGGCTTTCCTTATCCATTTCTTCTTTTTAGCCATCACTTATCTTATTGAGTGTCTATAGGTCAGCCCAATAAATGGACATGAAAACCTATAATATTTTTTATATGAGTTTGTTGCAGAATTATTTTCATAAGTAAATTTAACCGTCAAATATTTATCGCGCATGCGTTCGCGAAATGCGCGTGCCAAATCTAAATAACTATCACTAAATAAAGGATAATTATCTGAAACATCCCTATCAAAAGCATTCCTAGGAACAGCCATAGTAAATCCTCGTTCTCGTCTATCGTACGGAACTTCAGTATTTAAAGTAGTAGTACGAAACGCTAAATCTAATTCACTTGTATTCTGATAGTCGTTATAACAATGTATCTTATTCCAAGTTTCCTCAAATCTGTTATAAAAATAATTTCCAAAATCCTCCCAATGATCTTCCTGACCTTGAGCATAATAAACTTCTGTAACCCATTCAAAATTATCAAATACTTTGGTTAACTGATAATCAGGATTAAAAACAGTTATTAAATAAGAATCATAAAATGCAAAATCATCATCTGTTTCATAAAAAGCCCCGTACACTCCGGTATTATGTCTAAACAATCTATTAGATAAAGAATTTTCTGTAGTAAAAAAATGATGATCAAAATCTATATAGTGACCAGGTGTAAACGAATAAAATGAATCAAAGGCATCTATAGTCTCATTAAAATTAAATGTAACTTTATCAACTTCAGGAGCAAAATATAAAGCATCACCGGGTGTTTCATAATTTTCTATTCCCAATGGTTGAAAAATAGACTTCATAACATAATATCGACCATTAATAGATATCACACAGGGTGCACTCATACCAGTTACATTGCCTCCCATATTATAACCTGGCGCACCACCAAGAGTTCCACTTCTGCCAGGCCATATCGTAAATGTTACACCCCTATTTTTACGGTCAATAACTGCATGAACATTTGCAATATTATCAAAATTTTTTAAATACGATGACATACCCTTTGCCGTAGCTAATGAATTGCTACCGCCTCCGCGACTATAAACACCACGTACACCAGTAGTAAATCTATAAATTTCCCTATTGTAGTTGTCAAGCCAATAACAAGCTTCGTCACTTACAACAACACCAAATTTATTAGCATTACCAATATCATCTGAAATATAATCAACATGATCAAGTAATCCACCAGTACCCAATACCAAACCAGTACCTTCCTCCGTAGACAAAACTGTTCTTGCATTTACTGAAACTATGCCAAATGCATGGTCCTGCCAAAACATGAGATGATTCTTATAAGCTTCAATATTGTTAATCGGTCCTGGGGCTTTATCTAAGTCTATGAAATTATTAGTCCTAAATTTAAACCAACTATCCGATACTTCACCATCAATCTTCAAATCTGAATAGCGTATTCTAGTATCATACTTACTTTCAATAGAATATAAATCATCAACGGGTTTTGCTAAAAAGGGAATAAGAATATTTTCTTGAGAATAAACAGTGTTATATAAATACAAATCAGTTTCTTGCTCATATTCACGATCACTATTATCAACTTGAGTACCCCCTGTTTCTTGAGTCATTTCTAATTTAAGTTCCTGCGAAGACGTAGACGCCGGAAGTAACTTATTTAAATCACTCTTACTATGCTTAAAATTTAAATTAATGGTAGTTTCAACAGGAAACATAATTCCTTCCATCTGATAATCATCAGTAAGTTGTGATAAATCACCAATTAAATTAAAATAATCAAAATAACAGATGTAAGTATCTCCTCCGTACACATTATCTTGACCTTTTGATATTTCAATATTACCAGCAGCTTGATAAGTATTTCTAGATCTATCTTCATATGTGTTACCACCATATTGACTCAACCAATTATTACGACGATAATTACACAAAAACCTATACTTGTCACTATTTGAATCATTAGCCGGATACCAAGTACCACTTCCGCTATGTTTAACCAATAAAGAAGTACCTTTAAAAAACGTATCTGCAGCCGTATGATCTAAAATATGAGCAGAATTTGTACCCCCTAAATTATACGTTGCTGAACTCGGAGAAATAATTCTACACGTGTCTATCGAATCTATTGAAGTTGTTGCTAAAGAATGGCCTTCCCATTCAGAAACTTTACTTATAGTTATATAACTACCCTGACCAGTATTTTTATAGAAACCACCGTATTTTACATAACTACCCGATTGATTAGTTGTAAACGCAACATCTGTAGAAGTAACATGAGTTGCATCCGGTATATCAGTAATTGCCCAAGTTCCATTATAATCTGTTGTTCCCCAAACAACTATACTACTTTCATCATCAACAAAACCACTTGAATCCGTAACTTCAAATATCGTTCCAGTTCCCCCATCTGTTGCTGTACCAATAACACTACCACCAATAACATTCTGTGCAACAGCAACAAGCTCATCACCACTACTATAAGTTAAATTCTTATTTATAGAAATTTCTGGAGAATTTAAATAAACATATTCGTGATTCGCATTTGCATTTGCATCACTGTTTGCTAAAAATTCTGGAAATTCGTGGGTAGTGACAAGTCTAGTTGATGTCAATAAACCTTGTGCTAATATATTTCTATCTTTAAAACCCTCACGTTTGACTCGTACAATTTGATAAGCAGCCGCATTACTAGGCAAATCACCGTGAACATTAAAACGAGGAATAACAGTATTCGCTTGAACATCTCCAGAGCTAATTTCAGTAATCTTCAAATCGTTTGCATTTGGCATACGTAGATCACATATCCAGCGTACGTATGAACGACGACCTTTACTATCATAAAACACTATACCAAATCTATATATCTCGTCACGCATGTAGCCAACATATTGAGAGGAAATATAAGGACTCGCAAAACCAGTGTACGATGTGTTATCAGATTCAGATTCGGTTACCTGATAATGTGGACTTGCTGGATCTGTACTAGTGTGATCAAATCGTGTAACATCGTCATCAATAAGAATAGCTTTTGTTTGAAAATCAACACTTATATTCAATCCTTCTGCACCTAGAGTACTTCCATCAGATTGGTATTTATGTTGATGACTACCACTCCCATCATTGTCATAATCATTAAACCTATTTATACAATCATAAGTTTCAGGTATATCTTCAGTTAAATAGGTATTTCCTGTCGCAACCGGGGCACCCCCACCAGTAACAGTATATTCAGTCCACGTATATGTCTCTAATGTGGTACCACTTGTAATATCTAAATAAGTATAATTATCTGAGTCTACATAATCATGATAAAGTTTTGTATCATCTGATGCCTCAAATCTGTAAGATCTAGCATCCCAATCCCCTATATCAAAATAATCTTCTTGTATATTAGCTGCAAATAAATAATTATCTTTTGTTTCTAAATCCTCAGCTTTAAATAATGAACGATCAGCAACACTAAGTTCAACTGCAGTATAAGTTCCTAGTGTCTCCCCAATATCTGTTAATGTTATTGTAGAAGAAACATCTGAATCAATTGATTTTTCTTCAAATACCCTAATAGTTGGAGTACCATTCAAAGAATCATAATGAATTGCAATACCCCTAATAAAATTATAACCCGTATTTGTATTATCAACAGTAAGCTTAACACCCTTACCACTACTTACGCCTTGCTCAAATCCCTCATAATGTTGTGAATCTGCTAAATTCTCATTATCTGCTGTCAAACTAATTAAATGGCTCAAAGGGGCAAACAAAGTTTCAGAACCACTAGATTTATAAAGTTGATAAGTATACTGGACGGATCCAACAGGTATGTAACCAGTAATCAAAGAACTAATATTAGCTTTATCTAATGTAGCGTTGGGAATCATATCAAATCTATCAGCATTTTGATTCGCCACATCAGTATCAAATATATTCACCCAACGAACTGGATTATAACCATCAGTCCAATAAACTTTTGCAATATCTTCAGTTTCATAACGACCAACCGTTTTAAACCTATGATGAAAAAGAAAATCTAAATTATCAGTAGAATCTGTAGCAATATCATCATATATAAGAGCGGGATAATCAGAATTTAAAGTTGGATTGATATACACATTGTTATTATCAACTAACTCACCTTCTTTTGATATTTTAAAAGCATAGATTTGATTTCTTGACCAATACCATTTACCACTATCTGTACCACCATAAGTAGCTTCAATATTAAAAGTACTACTCGTTACAGTGCTAACCTCATAAGTCCCATCATAATTTAAAGAATCAGTGATCGTAACACAAGTGGGAGTACCAAAATCATCTAATACACCACAGCCTGTGGCACCAGTTAACTGAACTTCGCCGCCCCCAGGATTAGCCGCACCTGTAAAAGTACCGTTTATTGGTGTATCTAAAACACTCTGTTCAGCATTATTGGTGGTGAATACAACAAGCCAATCCCTAACTTTTGCAGTACCAACAATCCACTGACCAGCCATTATTTCATCATACCAAAGTGCTTCATTACCCTTGATATTCTCAATAGCTCCACTAGTACCTCCATCATCAGAGGACACACGCATATTAAGGGCCTCCCTATATGCGCCTTGAGGAAGCATAGACTTATCTATGTCCTTGTTCATCCCCTTTGTGAAAGTATTTAAAATAGATTTACTAGCCATTAAGTATTGGGATTAACAATATTGTCTTTATTATAAATAACTTGCTCTTGTCCAAGCGTTGAAAAGAAATCAGAATGTTCACGTATTTCAGGAACAAGTCGTAACCACGAATTTTTAAACGATTCAAGCTGATCAGCTGCGGGCATCATAGCGTTGCCATAAGCTTGTTTACAATAATAATTCCATGAACGTCTGGCATCATAATAAACTGCATCACGCACCCTGCCGGCAACCCACTCCGGATACATTAATTTCATATTAATATACCAATACAAAGCATCTAAAAAAGATGGATCATCAGGAACCAACGGATAACCATCAATATCCAAAGGAATAGCTTGATAAGCCATCATTAAATATCCTGTTTCTTGATTAGTTTTTATCCAACCACCAGGTGTAATTACATATACATAATCCACTGTTCGCGAGGTACTACCCTCACTTGCAGCACGCTTATCCAATACCAATCCAGCAATTACACTTCGCAATGCAGGATCATTGTTAATTTTCAATAATGCAGCATCATAATCAATACTATACAAAGTCATAGTTAAAGTAACGATATCAGCGGTAGAAACGACATCATCTAATGAGGTTGACTCCTCGTCACTAGTAAGACCATGAGCTGCTTCAAAACTACCAGTCGCATATCGCATGGGATAAAAAGAACCGTCCTCTGTTGAAGAGTAACCAACTTGCACAAGCCGATGAAAACCTGAAGGTAATTTAGCTTGGTAGTTGACTAACTCTAACAAGGGTTCGCCCTCTTTACCAGCAACTTTTGTAACAAAATATGGGTAAGCCCCAATTTTCTCAAGTGCCTCGCCAGCCCACTCCACCATATCACTAATCCGATGGTCACCTTCTTTCGCATCACGATCAGTAAGTACTTTAGCAATGACACGTTTTATGCTCGTTAAATTATATATCATGGTTACCTTTGTTCAATATAATCATAATCGCCAGACTTTATACAAGCAGCCAGCGCCCGCTTATTTGCACGAGTAAGCACCAAACGGTATTGACCTATGTTTGGTGTACTCCTTATCAATTTCTTTGACCACCTAAACCTATACTTATAATTATTGGAATGATCATTTGTATGATAAATATAATGACCGTGTTTTTTAGTTAGTTCCCAATCGATAGGCAAATGGTCTTTATCAAATTTTTTTAATTTCTTTTTGATTACCATAACATCCCCCATGCGGAAAGGCAACCTAAATCTCCACCCTTTCTTAAGCACGTTGTCCATAGCAATTTTATAGTAATCTTCACATATTGATACATATTCATTATATGTTACATGATAAGGAGAATCTTCATTTATATCTGCTATATAATCCTCATACATATCAACGAAAGTATATGGATTACGAACTCTGTTTTTGCTCCTTGGTTTGGGTTGTTCTTTCGACATTTGGCTCTACTTTAAAATCAGCATCCATTTTATCATCAGACCAGGCTCGCGACTCAATGCCTAATTCTTGTTTCAAAATTAATTCTTTTAATACAGGAACTAAATTAGCAGGTACAGGGTATGGATCATCTAATCCCGCAGAAACTGCTGAAGTACTGGAATTTATAAAGTTACTTACTTCTGTTGGAATTTCAAATACTCCTCTAATTGTTAAATATTTGGGTAAATTACTATTACCAACTAAATACAAATATCCACCACGTAGAAATACAAGAGCATCATTTGCAGTGTATTTTTTATACTTTTGCCAGGTTCTACGAGTTTCAGATGTAAATAAAATTTCTTTACCATCAGTAGTGCCAATGTAAGTAAGCCCCGGTTTATGATTAAGATCTATAGTCTTGGGTATCTGTAAATCAGATTTCATTATTGACTCACCAAAAGAAAGACTTAAAAGATCAACAGCTTCATCAACAGGACTCAATTTTAACCCTGATATTTCCTGTATATAATCTGGATTGGGCATTTTACCCTTATCCAAATCACGCTTAAGTAAAAATGCACGATATTGGTGAACCCATCCCTCTAATTGACGCTTCGATATAGGCTCAGATTGAGATATCTGTGCACCACGAACAATATTGAGTAAATCCGTAACAATTGCATTAAGTGAAATAAATTCAACCATTGGTTTTTAATTATAAACATAAATACCTATGTGAGGACGTTTCGAAAACAATAAATTCCAAATTGACCCCGAAATAGGATCAATCAATTTACCACGAGTAGAAAGTTCCAGATCTAATAATCCAACACAACAACCTATACCTGTTATTGAGGAAATAGTAGATAAACTTAAATCAGAACTACCTAAAATACTGCCAATTCCTTTTAGAATAGAAACTGTTTCAAAATCAAGATCAGAACTGCCTTGGATTCTACCACGACCCTTTAATACCGCAACATTGTCTAAAATTAGATCAATTGCGCTCTGAATTCGTCCTCGACCTTTAAGTACACCAGATGTTGAAAGATCTAAACTAGTTATTCCAGAAATATAATCATTAATGGCATTTATTAGATTTCCACTTAAAGAAAAATCTAAATCCGAACTAGTATGTATGTTACCTCGACCCTTAAGTATAGAAGAAGTAGCAAGATCTAAATCCGATAAGCCAGATAAAACACCATAGGCTAAAATGTCTCCGACTGTATCTAAAGATATTTCTGTTAAACTATGAAGAGTTCCAATGCCCTTCAATATAGAAGAAGTACTTAAAGACAGATCAGAAGAACTATGAAGAGTACCAATTCCTTTTAGAATAGAAACCGTTTCTAAAGTTAAATCTGAAGATGAATGTAGTGTACCTCTACCTTTAAGTACAGAAGAAGTAGCCAATTCAAAATCACTGGATCCTGAAACATATTGAGTTCCACCAAGATCACCGCATTCAAAATTATCAACTTGTGAAAGAGGACCATTATCCCAACCAGCTATACCAGCTTTTCCACTTGATAAGTCTGAATCAGTAAGATAACCAGAAGGAGGATTTAAAATATCAGTCCAAAGTTCATCGTTTATATAAGCTGAAAGAGTTGTACCATCTACTTGAATTTTAACTACATCCCCTACTTCAAGACTATGTTCAATAAATTCAAATTCTGTCCACTCACCATCAACATTTTTCCAAGAATAAGCATGTCCATCATCCCAATAAATACCATAACTATTTAAATCACCTGCCCCTGTTCCTGACACCCTAACAGCAGGACCAATAAGTTCACTAAAGTCCATACTTTTAATCTCAACTTCAGCATATTGATCGTTATCAAGCGATTGATCAAAAGCACAGTGATTCTCCTGAGTATTGACATATGGGTGAACATATTTATCAGTAGTCCCAGCTACTCGAATCTCT